TAAAGCCCAAAGCGATAGTTTCGTGGTTGTAACGAGCTGTAAATGCCTCTTGTGCATTGTCATAAGCGATGGCAGAACCTTCGTTTTTGACTGGTGCAGCTGAGAAGCCAGACAGTTTTGTTTCTTCTTCGAACGAACGCTCAGAAGTCTCTGTTTCGTAGATTTCTTTGTGTTGTTCACCGTAGCGAGCATACTCAAGTCCGAACAATGCATTCAGTCCTGGGAGGAGCTCTTTAAGTAGTTGGGCGCGAGAAATAGCCATTTAATTAGCTCCTATTAAGCTGCAGTTGCTACACCAGCAGCACTGTAGTAAGTGTGAACACCGAAGTTGAACTTAACGATCACTTCTGTGTATGAACCTGACGCATTTACTGTCTCTGGAACTACGTCAACGATACGCATAGGAACAGCAGTTCCAGCGCCAGTTGTTGCAGAAATAGAAGCATTTGAGTCACCTGAAGTTGTGCTACCAGCAGTCAAAATTAAAGCTGAGTTTTGACCAACAGCTGCACGAGTAACACCAGAAATTGTTGATGTACCAGCAGCAGTTACAGCAACTTTAAACAATGCATCTGGATCATCCAAAACAAAAGCTTGAATGTCAGAAGCAGCGATAGCGCCTGGGTAGTACTGTTGTTGCAACAGTTGTTTAGTTGTTGGGTTTGTGAACTGACAACCCAAGAAAACGCCAACTGCGTCAGTCGCGGTAGCTGTGGTAGACACCTTGCTTAATGTACCGCCTGTGTTTAGACGTACAACATCACCATAAAAAATGGCAGTTGTAGAGCCTGAAGCGATAGGGATTAAGCGAGTTGAACCAGCAAATACCTGACCACCGATCAAATTGATCGGCTTGAACCCGTATGGGCCTGAAACGGTAGGATAAGCCATTTAAAACTCCTAATTAGTAAAATTAACCTTTGCCAAAGGTACTTGAAGATTTACGCTCTTTGAAAAGCGGCATCCGTGGGTCACTTTGACTCATTAAATTATTGTCTACAGCCTCTGTCTGAGCATCTGTTTGTCTAGCGTAAAAAGCATTACGCTGTTCAACGAACTCTTCTGGAGTCTTGCAAAGCAATAACCCGCCAATCTCAATGTTGTCCTTAAAACGACTATTGGGATCAACTAGCAGCTGCATTTCTGGTTGTTCTTCAATCGGTACAGGTTCCCATTTTTCTCTCAGTTTTGCCGAAAGATTGCGGGGATCAGCTGCGCCAAGCGTAGAAATCCGTACCCAATGATACTTATACCCTGCCATTTTAATTGGCTCTGGCAATAACTCTGCGGGTGCCCACTGCTGAGGACGCTCGGTTGCTGCACGGGTTTGTACTTCACGGGATAATTTGTTCGTAGTCATCTTAAAGTTCCTTTATAAGTTCGCGAGCATATTGCTCATTAGTTAGTCCCAATTTCTTAGCAATTGCTTGCTGCGAAGTTGTCAGCCTTATCTTTTTCGAAGATGTGCTGCGACTAGCTGGAGCTACCACCGTACTAGGTTTCGTCCTTGTAACGGGTCTTTCGTCTTCAATACTCTCGAAATTCTCAGGGAATCTCTTACGCATAGTTTCGTCTATACGTTTGTAATACTCATTTGTCGTAGCATAAGCTATGCCGTTCTCTTTGACAAGCTTTTCATGAAGTCCTAAAGCCAAACTTGTCATTTCGTCATCTTGACCAAACCAAGGATTACTTTCTCTCCATGCTTCAGCTTTAGAGTCACGTACAGCTTGTTGCCGCGGTTGAGGTATTTGTACCTCAGGTTCTGCTCTTTGTAAAGCTCTTTGTTCACTGATAGACAGCGCACGGTCAGCTTTAATCTTAGCTGCAGTCATCTTCTCCTGCGCTTCGACTAATCTTTCGGAATCACCAGCGTCATACGCTTCCTTGTATTCCTTCTTAGCCATTTCCATTTCACGATCAGCGCTAGTCATATAAGAATCAAGCGCAATTTGCTCAGAGTTTGTAACTTTACCTTTTAAGGCACGGTTCTCTTCTAGCAATTTCTGGGCAAGAGTAATAGCTTCTTGTTGCTCCCGTAGTGCTCTTTCCTTTTCACGACGCTCATCGTGATAAATCTTGCGGAACCCAGCAATCTTCTGCTTTGCAGCTTCAGAATACTCATCGAGTTCATCTTTATCGAGTTTTTCTACAAACTCTGGCTCTGATTTAGTACGACCACGGTCTTGTGGTGGTGTGTCATCTTCGACCTCAATCTCAAAACCTTCCTCTTCTTCAGGTTTGTCTTTAGCTTTTACTTCTTCATTTTCTACTTCGTCGGGGAATTTATATCCGTCCATTCGTATGCTCCTTATTTACGTTTAATGCCGCGTGGGTCGTCAACAACTGCTTCAACCGTATCATCATTAATGATGCGGAATTCGCGTCCATGTATTACTAAACGGCTACCAGCATAGGGCTTAGTAAGGATGAAATCACCCTTTTTGCACCACGGACCGTTAGGAAAACGGGCCTTATCTGTATAGCAATCTGGACCTAAGTCCACTACAAACAACACAGTAGTCAGCGTTTCTTCAATACGGACAGTTTCGTCTGCCTTAATGATGCCGCTTTCATACTCTTTTTCCATCTCTGGAATAGCGCAAAGGATGCGATATCCTGATGGTCTTGGTAATTGTGTTGCCTTTTCTTCGTTTGACTTATCGAGCAAATTCGTCAAATCTACTGCTTGCCCTAAGTCGAGTGCGTCACTCATCTGATTTCTCCAGTCTTTCTTTCAGGTCTAATGCGTAACCTCTTGCAATGAGTAGACCCCGAACCTCACCACAAATCTTTTGATAACCCGAATATTCCAAGTTACCGACCATCACTGCTTCTTTTAATTGTTCAACCTTGTCGTCTATCTGTTTAACAATTACTTCTAGCTCGGTCATTTATTGTCTTCGCCTTTCTTTTTACTAGCGTTTGCGTTAATTTGGGCGGCGATAAGCTGCGCAGCTATCTGACCCTTCTGTACATCAAGTTGTGCATTGCTCTTAGCTGCATCAATACCCATCTTATTACCAGCAATATCCACGTCGGTTGCTAGTTTTTCGATTTCAAATGCTGCTTTTTCCTTATCTTTAGCCATTGTTGCGCCAAATTTACGGGCTTCTAGTTCGAGCCTATTAAGTTCAATCTCTTTATTAGACTCAATTTCTAACTGTCTTAACTGGATATCAGAGGCATCTTTAGCTGCTTTTCTCTGCTGTTCTTGGCCTTTGAGTGCCAATTCTTGCATCTGCATCTGGATAATTGGGTCTTGAACCTGTTGTTGAGCCTCTTGCTGCTGAGCTTGTGCCATGTTCTGCATAGTCAGTTGTTGTGCAGCTTGAGCTACCGCCCTAGAAATCTGGACTTCAACCTGCTCTGAAATAGACTCATCGTCGTCATCCTTAAAGTATGGCAACGGAGCACCCAACTGTTGTTCAATTTGCTGACGATATTTAAATGCAAAGTGTTCTGCAATATGGGCTTGTAATGCCCCATTGATCTGCTGTGCATTTGGATTTTGTCCAATAATCGCCTGTGCTTGTGGGTCTTGTAAAAACGCTTGGTGAGTAGCGATATGAGCGTCTTGATCTTGGTAGATAAACGCTTTGACAGGCTTCATTGTAAGAAGGTCCATGTTCTCAGCGATTGGGTCTTTCGGCTTCATATCATCTTGCATCGGAATTAGCTTCTGAGCATTACGGATACCCAACACATCTAACATCTGACGATGTAATACTGGCATGTTGTAAATCTGTGGAGCTTGCTGAGCTAACTGCAATACAGCCTGATACTGGACAATCTTCTGCGCCATTGTTGCTGCATTTGGGTCAGAGACTGGGATTACATCTACGTGGTCATAGTCAGACTTCTTACATGAACGATCACCATCTTCTGGGTCATATGTGTAATCTGGGTCTGTGTAATCACGAATGATTTCTTTGAGCAGCTTTAACTCTTGCTTCATTGAATAGTGTATTACGACCCAGCCTTGCAACGTCAAGTGTCTATGTTTATTCCAGCAGAAGACATTGTTGTTCCTTACGGAGCGTCAAGCTTAGAGCAGTCACCACGCATTACTCATGTGATGCGCAAGACAGAAAACGAAGTGACTCGTCTGCAGTACGCTGGCTTTTATCGTGACATTGACTTAGGTACTCCTGCTAATACTCTAGATGAAGTAGAGAAGAAGATTGCAGAGAAGATGGGCTTCCGTGCCTCTACAGATGATCGTTACAAACTGTTAGAGATGCACGTTGATCTTGACCTGCCAGGATATGAGGATACAGATGAAGATGGAAACTTTACAGGGATTGCCCTGCCGTACGTGGTTACTATTGAAAAGGGTAGCCAAGAAGTTTTATCAATCCGTCGTAATTGGCGTCCAGAAGATAAGAGCAAACAAAAGCGTCAGCACTTTGTTCACTACGGATACGTTCCTGGATTTGGCTTCTATTGTTTTGGCCTTATTCATTTGGTCGGCGCTTTTGCTAAGTCTGGCACTAGTCTTATTCGGCAACTCGTTGATGCGGGAACCCTTAGCAACTTGCCAGGTGGCTTTAAGGCCCGTGGCTTGCGAATCAAGGGCGATGACACACCGATAAGCCCAGGTGAATTCCGTGACGTAGATGTACCAGCGGGAACCATCAAAGACAACTTGATGACCTTGCCATACAAAGAGCCATCACAGGTTCTATATAGCTTGTTCAATACTATCGTTGAAGAAGGTCGTCGTTTCGCTTCTTCTGCAGATATGCAGATTTCGGACATGAGTGCGCAAGCACCAGTCGGAACAACTCTAGCTATCCTAGAAAGAACATTGAAGGTAATGAGTGCAGTTCAGGCTCGTATCCACTATTCAATGAAGCAAGAGTTAAAGCTGCTCAAAGAAATTATCCGTGATTACACAGACCCAGATTACACATATGACCCAGAAGATGGTGATCGTTCATGTAAGAAGTCTGACTATGACCACGTTGACGTTATTCCAGTCTCTGACCCAAATGCAGCAACAATGGCGCAGAAGATTGTTCAGTATCAAGCCGTATTGCAGTTAG